GCATGGCTGATAAACTAGAGCCTATATCTGAAAAGATCATAGAGGGTGACGGTACAACAGCTACTACAGTTTCATTCCATCCTGCAATGGTTGCAGCTAAGAAGATGGAAAAGAAGATACATGATCAGTTACAGGAGAGTGGAGCTACTACACATCTAAGAAGTATGGCATTTGAAATGGCACTTCTAGGTACAGGTGTAATGAAAGGTGCTTTTGCTGTAGATAAAGAGTATCCTAACTGGAACGATGATGGTGAGTATGATCCTATTGTAAAGACTGTGCCTGAGTGTACACATGTAAGTGCATGGGATTTCTATCCTGACCCTGAAGCAAAGTCTATGGAAGACGCAGAGTATACTGTACAGCGACACAAGATGTCACGTACACAGTTACGTAAGCTGAAGTCACGTCCATACTTTATAGATGACTCTGTACAAAACGCCATAGATAAAGGCCCGGACTATACACAGAAGTACTGGGAAATGACTATGGAGGATGATGATACTCAACCAACATCAGAGCGTTGGGAAGTATTAGAGTTCTGGGGTTTTGTTGATGTTGAACTACTTAAACAACATGGTGTAGAAATTCCTAGTGAACTCAGTGACTTAGATGAAGTTAACTGTAATGTGTGGATATGTAACGGTGAAGTACTAAGGTTTGTACTAAACCCATTCAAGCCTACACGTATTCCATACTATGCTGTACCATACGAGCATAACCCATACTCATTCTTTGGCGTTGGTATTGCAGAAAACATGGATGATACACAGACATTGATGAATGGCTTTATGCGTATGGCTATTGACAATGCTGCACTATCTGGTAATCTTATCATCGAAGTAGATGAAACAAACCTAGTTCCCGGCCAAGACCTCTCAGTATATCCAGGAAAAATCTTTAGGAGACAAGGTGGTGCGCCGGGACAGGCTCTTTTTGGTACAAAGTTCCCTAATGTTGCAGGGGAGAATATGCAACTATTTGATAAAGCGAGGCAATTAGCAGATGAGTCAACGGGATTCCCATCATTCGCACATGGACAAACAGGTGTTCAAGGTGTTGGTAGGACTGCTTCTGGTATTAGTATGCTTATGTCTGCTGCCAACGGAAGTATCAGAACGGTTGTTAAGAATGTAGATGACTACCTACTCAAGCCAATGGGTAAAGCATTCTTTGCATTTAATATGCAGTTTGACTATGATGAAAGTATCAAGGGCGATCTAGAAGTAAATGCATCAGGTACTGAAAGCTTGATGGCTAACGAAGTGCGTAGCCAACGCTTGATGCAGTTCTTACAAGTTGCACAAAATCCAGTGCTTGCACCTTTTGCAAAAATGGATTACATCATTAGAGAGATAGCCAAAAGCATGGACTTAGATCCTGACAAGGTTACTAACTCTTTTGCAGATGCACAGATACAAGCTGAAATACTTAAAGGCTTTGCAGCACCACAACCAGATCCTGCTGCACAAGCCGAAGGTCAGGGCGTACAAAATGTAGCTGACACAACAGGAGGTGGAGGATCACAGATAGGTGTGGGTACAGCCCCACTACCTGAAGAACAAGGATTTACAGGAAATGCACCTCAAGCAGTTGGTCAATGATAAAGAATGTTACGATCAGTTTTTACAACATATAGATGACTTAATATACCTAAGACAACGTACAATGGAAACAGCTAATGATGCTGTGATAGTGTATAGGCAGCAGGGTGCGATAGACGTACTAAGAAAGCTGAAGCTACTCAAGGAGACTATAAACAGTGGCTAATAGACGTAGAACCGATGCCAAAGGACAGTACAAAGAACGTGTACTAGATGCTGAAACTTATAAAGAGTTAGCAAGCATTCTTCCCGGCGTTGGAACTGCAATGAGTGCTACTGAATTAATAGAAGAACTAGAGAAAGAAAACCCTGACTATGTAAAGGTAGGACTATTAGCAGGTTCAGAAATCATAGGATTAATTCCTGGTTTAGGTAGTGCAGCAAAAGCGGCTATTCGTCAAGGAGCAAAGCTTACTCGCCAAACAAAAGATGTAGTAAGTAATGTACCAAAGGTAGCTAAACAGCCTTTTAAAAAAACACGTAAAGCATATCGTATTGCAACCCAAGCAGAGGATGGTAAGCTTTACCCTTTGTTTGTAAATGCTGATGATGAAATACCAGTGGGTCAGTGGATTTCTGCATCTATACCACCTATTACTTTTAAAGGTAAAAACGGTAATATGTATGTACCAAGTAAAGGTGCAAAAAGATCCAAGGGAGAGAAAGCAAAACCAACTGGGGATATGCAGGTATTGCCAGATAAAGAAACTGCAGATCAACTAAGAGAAGCAGGATTTGCTGTAGAAAAACCAAGCAAAGCTGCACCCTTTGGTAAAGTACGAGCAGTAGCTTCTAGGCCAGGGTATCATGCAACTACAAAACCTGTAGCACATCATTTAGGCCCGGAAGATTTAGTAATAAGTGAAGCAGAAAAAAAGAAACTAGTAAAGGCAGGTATTACTCCTAAAGCTTTCAAAGAAAAAACTTTTAACTATCTTGATGGTAAGTTAATAAGCAAAAAGAAAATAGCTGATTTATCTGAGGCAGAAAAGAAAAAAGTTACTAAACAAAAAAAGTTTTATGTAAAACGCAGAGCAGAAGATCAAGTTTTTCTTGAAGTTGAAATGGCTGACGATACAAGTGAAGAACTTTTGGAGTATATGAAAGCTAGAGGTAGGACTGATATTAACGATAAGTTACCTAGAGGAGGAAGCTACACATATCAGGATGGTCAGGCAGATGCTGAAACTTGGGTAGTTGGTGGCGATATGAAAGTAAATCGTGTACTAAGCAGAGAAGAAGCTTTAGCTACACAAAATGAAATGGGTGTTAAAGACTTACCACTCAGGAGCGAAGTAGAAAGTATATTAAGACGTAACTTTTCAAATGGTGGTTTAGTAGAAGAAGGAATAGATATGTATCAAGGACAGGATGATTCACTCTTAGTAAAGGGAATGGCTATGGCTAGAGGAGGTACTGTTGAAGAACAAATGGAAATGTTTGAGACAGGCGAAGTAGATCCTATATCAGGAAACGAAGTACCAACAGGATCATTACCCGAAGAAGTTAGAGATGACATACCTGCACAGTTAAGTGAAGGTGAGTATGTTGTACCTGCAGATGTTGTAAGATACTGGGGTGTAAAAGTATTTGAGGACATGCGTAGAGAAGCCAAGATGGGCTTTGAAGAAATGGATGAGGATGGACGTATCGGTGGCGAACCTATGACTATGGAACTAGGTGACGGAATGGGTCTAGAACTATCTGATCTTGAAGTAATGGAAATGCCTGATGATACACCTGAAGTAGAAGAAGCTTTCTTAGGTAAATTCTTTGCAGGTATTAGAGAGTCAAACAGAAGACAGCAAGAGAAGAATAGACAATCTGTTAGAGATAGATTTAAAGCAGCGGAAGAAAGAAAGTCTGTAGATAAAATAAAAGCAGGTACAAATAAAAAGCCTAAGTTTAAGAACAAGGCAGAAGAACTTTTATACAATTTAACTAACAGAAATAAAAGCACGAATGATGATCGTAGAGTAACTCTAACACAAAAACCTCCTACATCTGATGACGATAGATCTTCTGGAACAATAGCAGAACAAATAAACTTTGGTGGTGACTACGATAAAACAGAAAAGAAAAAAGCTACACCTAAGACAGTAAAACCCGGTGGCAGAGCCACACCTTTTGTAGATGATGCTCCAGAAAAAGAAGGAGTAAACCTTAGATCAACAGAAAGCTTTGGTACAAAGTTTATGAGAGGTTTAGGTGTTGAAGGTTACAATGAAGGTGGTGATGTCTTCAAACAAAAAGGCGGCTTTGATATGTCTGAGGCAACACCTGTTGAAGGAACAGCAGCAGGTGAAGTTACTGAAGGTATGACTATGGAGGCTGTAATATACGTCAATGATGCAGGACATGAAATTACTATCATGTTTGCAAACGGTGTACCTATCACACCAATCCCTGCAGGATACTATCCTAAGTCAGAAACAGTAGCTCCTGAAACAGGAACACAAGGAGGTGGCGGTAATGATGATCCACCTGAAACACCACAACCACAATCAATTAATTACAAAGAGTTAAGTATCACTGAACTCACAGAAATGGTAAAAGAGCAAGGTGATTTAAAAGGTAGTGTTATGGCAGGTTTGGTCGGTGCGCTAAATCCATTCTTAGGTTTAGCTGCAAAAGCAGCAATGATATTGCACCAGAAAAATATAGAAAAAGAACTAAAGCGTAGAAGAGCAGATCCTACTACCAGTAATGTAGATAACATGCGTTTAGACAATCTAATAGAATATACAGAAAGAGAGAAGCCAAACTTTATTGATAAGATTACAGGCAAGGCTTTTGAGAAAACTGTATCACAAATACCTAAACCAGTAACGCCTGATGAAGACTACAGTGATCCTACTATGGCTCCTTCAGTTGCAACACCTTATACACCAGAGGCAACAACTCCTGAAGTAACAGAGTCAGGTACGCTTACTGATGAACAAATGGCAGAAATTGAGAAAGCATCTAGAGAGTCTGCAGAGATTGCATTTGGAAAACCAAATCCTTTTGAAGGTTCTACTTATGATGAGGTAGCAGCACCAGTAGTAGATCCAGATCCTGAAGACACAGCTTCAAGCAATGTTACTACGCCTACAGTTAGAGGCGATTCTAGACAGGAAAGAGATGCTCAACGTAGAAGAGACAGACAGGAAGCCAACAGAAATATGGCAGGTCAATCTACTAGCAGAAAAACAAGAGCCACAAAAAGTGCGACACGTGGATTAAGCAGTAAGCAAAAACAAGGTGGAGCAGGACTAGACAGCAGGTTTGGTATATCAGGACTAAAAGATGGTGGACTCGTAGATAAACCAACAGTAGAAAAAGTTGTAAAAGGTTTAGAGAAAGCATCTAAGTCACATGCTAAACAAGCAGCTAGTTTGAAAAAAGCACTAGGAAAAAAATCCAAATAACTATAAGGCCACTCAGCTACGGCTGACCCCAACATAAGGAGAAAACAAATGGCTACAAATGAAACCGCTAAACCTCATCCTATGGTAAAACCTAAAATCCCAAGAGTATTAATGGGTAGAGGTGGATACCTAACTAACGAAGAGCGCATCAAGAAAGATGAAGAAGAGCTTCTAGCTATGAAGAAAGAAGCACTCAAAGCTAAAGGAATAGATCCAGATGCAGAAAGTTCTGAAGATAAACCCAGTAGCGAAGAGCCTAAAGCTGAACCAGTACAGGCAGAGAGTGATACCAAACAAGAAGAAAAACCAGAAGCCAAAGCACAAGAAGAAGATACTGAGTTAAGTGCTGAAGAGAAGAACTTCAAGAAACGGTATGGTGATCTACGTAGACACTCACAGAAAAAAGAAGAAGAGTTCAATGCAAAGTTAGCAGCACTGGAAGCAAAACTAGAAAAAGCTACTAAGCAAGAACTTGTGCTGCCTAAGTCTGATGAAGAACTAGAAGCATGGGCTAAACAGTATCCTGATATTGCAGGTATCATAGAAACTATTGCAGACAAAAAATCTAAAGCATCTGCTGAAGACTTAGAAAAACGTATGGCTGATTTAGAAGAGCTACGTGTAAATGCTACAAGAGAGAAAGCAGAAGCAGAACTAATTAAAATGCACCCTGACTTTATAGAGATACGTGAAGATGATGTATTTCATAACTGGGCAAAAGATCAGCCTAAGTGGGTACAGGATGCGTTATATGAAAATGTAGACGATGCAAAATCTGTAGCACGTGTAATAGATTTGTATAAAGTTGACAAAGGTATAACTAAAGTTAAGAAGAGTAGCTCAGATAAAGCTGCAGCGTCTTCTGTAAAAACTAAAAGTGCAGCAGTACCAGAACCTGATGAAGCAAGTAAGTATATTAAAGAGTCAGATGTAGCTGCAATGTCAATCAAAGAATACGAAAAGCGTCAGGAAGAAATCTTAGATGCTCAACGTAACGGAAGATTTATTTACGATATTTCAAGAAAGTAGTTGACAATCAAAGTATTGTAGATAAAACTATAGCATATACACAACAATTAAAGTGTGTATGCTTAATCAAGCACTAGCCACACAAAAGACTTACCTCCAAGTATAAGCCCAACGCAGATAGGAAGCGCATCCTAGAAGCAATGTTGACTACCTTACTACGAAGAGCCTCTTCGAGTGGATATGTAGTGTACTAACCCCACGCCATATCTATAAAAGGAGATTTTAACTATGGCTATTACATCAGCAAGTGGAGGCTTTGACGGCAACTTTAGCCCGATTATGTACTCCAAACAGGCGCAGATCGCATTGCGAAAAGCTTCTGTTATCAGCGCAATCACAAACAACTCCTACTTTGGAGAGATTGCAAATCAGGGTGACGTTGTACGCATCCAAAAAGAACCAGACGTAACTGTTAACGCTCTACAGCGTCACACAGCTATTTCTGTAGAGAAACTAGATGACACTGACTTCCAGTTAACCATTGACCAAGCTAACTACTTTGCTTTCAAAATGGATGACATCGAAGAGCAGTTCTCACACATTGACTTCGTAAGCCTAGCTGCAGACAGAGCAGCATACAAAATGGCTGACGCTATTGATGTAGATGTTCTACGGTACATGACAGGTACAGCAACAACAGGTCAGTATTCAACTGCTGTTTCTGGTACTGCACAGCACCCAACATCAAGTGAGTTAAATGGTGAATTTTTGAAGGTGAACCAGTTGGACATGTCTGACATGACTAACATCACAACTTCAGCTTCATCATCTACAACTGGTGACTCTATCCCTCTAGCACCTAGACTACCGGGCGCAACTTCAAAGGGAACTACAACTGCATCACCATTGCAGCTTATTGCAAGAATGGCTCGTCAGTTGGACACAGGAAACGTTGACTCACGTGGACGTTACTTGGTTGTTGACCCAATCTTCATGGAAATGTTGAAGGACGAGGACTCACGTCTTCTAAACTCAGACTTCGGTGGAGCAGGTCTACAAAACGGATTGGTTGCAGGAAACATTCACGGCTTCCGTGTACACGTTTCAAACAACCTACCAACAGACGGTACAGGCCCAGGAACTTCTGGCACAACTGCACAAGATGACAACTTCGGTATCATCCTTGCAGGTCAGGACGAAGCGGTTGCAACTGCAGAGCAGATCAACAAAGTAGAAAACTACAGAGATCCAGACTCATTTGCAGACATCGTACGTGGTATGCACCTATATGGTCGCAAGATCCTTCGCCCACAGGCATTGGTCACAGCACGTTACAACGCTGCTTAATCAAGATAAACTTAGAGGCTGCTTTCGGGTGGCCTCTTTGCACATCAACAAACATAAGGA